GAAATTTATAGAACAAATGTCTTTATCTGATAAACTTTCTGATACAGAAAATTTTAAAATTATAAACACTGAAGTATATAGCAGAGTGGTTTCAGAACCGTATAAAGATTTTATAAAGGCTGTTGTGAAAAATGAAATTCCAGAGTTTATTTTAGACTTGTAAAATTAAAACCGAGTAGACAAAAATTGTCACTCGGTTTTAATTTTTCGGGATTAAGAAAATTATGTTTATCCCTTTGTTTACTAACATTTGCTACAAATCTAATGATTTAATAGGACAAGATAAACTTAAAGTTTTTAAACTTATCTGCATCTTTTGGTTTACATACGCTGCTGGATAATAATTTTTAAACCTTCAAAATCACCACTTGTCATTGTGCCATTATCGAATTTCTCCAACCAAGATTTATCAATCAAATTTTTATAGACTGCTTGTTGAATATAATCACGTACTGCATTTTCAGTTGTTGGATTTGTAAATTTCATAACATCATCATCCTTTTCTTTTGGTTTATCTTCAACAAATAGTTGCACTTTTAATTTGCTATTAGATGGAACAATTACTTGTCCTTCCAACTTGTATCCTTTTGGCATAGCCCAATTTAAAGGAATTTCAAAATGTGGTGCATCATAATTTCCTGCCTGCCAGTAACCACCCCAAGTAATGCCTAACTTTTTAGCAACAGCCCCTACTTTTGAAAGTGTAGAAATATCATATAAATTTCTTGGTGGCGCTACTGCAATATCCCATGCTAATCGTGACTTGTGATTGCTATCTAATGTCCAAGTAACTATCTGCCCTGGTCGAGTTCTGCCTTGTGCATATAAGTAATTCTGTCGTTCCTGTGAGCGATATGTTTCAGTGATAAAGATGTTCTTAATCCCTGCTTTAAAACACTCTTGGAATAACAAACGACAAGCAGTTTGTGCAGCTGGCAATAGTTCAGATATATCACGGCATGTAGTAGTAATGCTCGTCATTTTAAATCACTCTTTGGTTTATCATATTTAAGCGCCTGCTTGCTGTCTGAAGCACCTTTTGTAGTTGGGTCGATAATAATACCAAGCAAACCTAAAATGCTTAAAACAGTCTCTGAAATGGCTGTAATTTGAGCATTGTAAATAGTAATATCGACATTAAAAATGCCTGCTATTTGATTAGCAAGCACTAGTAGTAATGCGATTAATGACACCCAAAATTGTTTATGTTGTAGACGTACTTTCCAGTTGATTTTCATTATAAAACCCTCCTAAAAAATATGTTTTTCCATGCGATCCATTCGACCTTCAAGTGACGTTAAGCTTTTACTGATCTCGCGCATTGCATTAGCTTGTTCGCCTTGTGCCTCTGTTAATGTTTCTAAGTTTTTCATTAGTCGTTCCTCACGTTTGTTTGAATTCCAAAAAACATATACGACTAAGCAAATACATAAAATCGACCACACGACTTGTGAATTCGCAACATTACTTGCTGCTGTCACAGTTGTTACAATGTCCATTCAATCACCTTTCCTTTGCACCTTTTTTAAATGAAAAGCCCTCCACAATCATCTGTGGAAGGCTTAAAATTAATCTTCTTTAATTAATTCATACAGAGTATCGTGTTCACTTTCTAGGACTTTTATTGCCTCTAAAATCCGTTTATAATGCTCATTTTCTTTGATGGCATTATAGCGACCTTCCCATTTAATTTTACCGAGAATCCAAAATGAATCTTCTAGGAAATTAACAACTTCTTCAATTTCTATTTGTTCATTCTCTGACATGTAATCCCCCTTTTCTGCATAAAAAATAACGCTAGGCTAATGCCTGCGTTTCCTCTGTTGTTTCTTCAATCGGATTACCATAACCATCTAAACCTAAAGCATTTAACTTCACCAATACTGGTGCTTTTAGCTTTGCTGGCACACGATCAATCGTTGAGCCTGTTTTGTCAGTGTTTGCAATTAATAATACATATCCATCTACCATTTTGTAGACCTCCAATTCAATTTTTAATTTTATTTTCACCAACAGCGCTCTAAGCATTGTCGGTTGTTCCTTTGGACGCTGCTATTTCTTCACGCAAAGCGACAAGTTCTTCATAGACACCTAAAACAGCATCTACAGTGATTAGATTATTTTGTTCAATAATGGATTCTAGTCTAGCAATCCTTTCTTCTAGGGTTTCAGGTGGCTCAGGTGTAATAGGTAGCTCTGGATTCACTTCTGGCTCTTCGGTTCTTGGAATGAACTCTGGGAATGGTTCGTAATAAAACGTCCCATCTTCAGCTTGTCGCAGAATGCCAATTCCTTCTGGGAGTTCTTCCACCTCGATTAACCCTGTTAAATCTGGCTTAACTGGATATATTGTAAACGTTCCGTCATTTGGTAATAACCAAACCATTATTCTGCCACCTCCTTATATGAATCAATAACGTAGTCATATTTTGCAACATATAAACCATTTTGCGACTGATTAGTAGTCCCTATATACACATCACGTTTATCGTAACCGTGTATAGGATACGAATATGCTGAAACGGAAGTAGGTGAATTAGCTTGCTCTAAATCCCATTGTAGAGGTAAAAGCACTTCAGAAGGTCGGGAATCAAAGTAGAATTTTTCTCTTTTAAATTTTTGGATCATACTTACTGTTCCAGCATTGTTAGTTCCATTCCATTCAACCGCATATGGCACAAACAGAGTAAATGATTCCTCGTCAATATGTTGTAATACGGCACTACCCATATATAATTTCGGTGTAACAGCATGTGTTAATAGAGTTTTCTTATCGGTTACAGCTACTGTGTTGCTATCTGCTGTTATAAATTTGTCCTCATCCTCATATACAACGCCCGTCAAACCAACATGTTGTGCCATAGTCACTGAAATGGTTGTATATGCTAAGACGGTCTTTGTACGAAAATTATATCGACAGATATAACCAATGGTGTTTTGGTCGTTTTGACCAACTAGAATAATAACATCTGGGTCTGCACCACCATCATCCATAATACGGTGTACTGAGCCCATGATGTACGAGCCTATTGACACACCAGCGACTGAAGTATTTGTGGAATTATTACTAGCACCAATACCAGTGGTTAATTTAGAGTCTGTTCTGAAATAATTCATCAATTGAGTTCCAGCAAGTAAGAAGACATATGCTCTAGTTTTTATTAATCTAGGAACAACAGTAAGACCATTAAACCCAGGTATATCAATCATTAAATCTGACGGATTGTATGAATGCGTTCGATCCCGAATGTTTGTAGTATCAATTATAACTACCTTCGGTAAATTACTGACATTTATTGTATAATAAATGATACTTCCAACTTGTATCATCGTATCCATATTGCCTAATCTACCAGTGTACGACCAGCCTCGCATTCCTGGAACTGCTGCTTGCCAAGCTGAATGGGTGGTTGATATTTGGGTTACGGATTTTTGTGCTTTATTAATTAACCAATGATTTGCGGAAGAATGTTGTTTTGCATATATAAAATCCTCAGTCATGCCCATATATGATAATGGCATTGATAAGTCGTGTATCATTTCTCTGATTCTTAACTCCTCACGCATTACAGGTAGAAAACGTTTACCCTTGTCGCTAACTAGCAACCCAGCAGATGCGTCAATGTTCTCAACCATGTTTTTTATTTCTAATTGTGTTGGTTCTGTTGCTACCTGCCATTTCATTATTAAATCACCTCTTCTGCTTCGAAATAAAGTTTTCCATCTTCAATTACCCAGCCTGTTGCATATCTTTTACCTGTTACTGTATCAACTTGAAAATGTGGTAATCTGGCATTTTCGTGGTCATTGAATTTATTTAATAAATTCCCATCTGCTGTGGTATCAAGTATATCTTTAACTGTCTCAAACCATGCGTCAAAGTCATTCTTTCTACCATTAAGCCATGTGTAATAAAGCTGTTCTTCTGCTTGTCGCCAAACCTCAAAGCCTTGTTCCTGTGCGTCAATCCAATTTTCCAATGCTGTAGTAACGTCTGTTTGCCACGCTAAAAATTCGGCTGCTTTTGTAACAGAATAATCATTAAACCATTGTTGGTATTGATTAAAAATGGTTGTGGTATCTACTTGATTTACAACACCATGCATAAGACCACACAAGTTATTATTCAAGCGTGTGTCTGTAATAGCAGCTTGACTAATTGTTAATGCTCCTTTAGCTATATAGACATCTGCTAAAGCTAGTTCATAAGCGTCTGCATCTCTTTTCAAAGTTGGAGCGATTGGCGAAGCAGACAATGTACCTTTCTTGACCTCCACACTCATTTTACGTTGAACAAAATCTAATCGAATAACAATACGATCAATACGATTAAGTGTTGTGTCACCTGCTGAAAGTGGCAAGGTATAGTTGTCATCATTGATTAAGTAATAGCCATTAATCCATGCTTTACCTGGACGTACAAATACACTCATTGAATCCCCAGTTGCATAAATTTGCAAACAGTCTGAAGGCTTAACAAAAATACCATTGCCAATAAACGTTGCGAAATATTGTGCGAAGTCCTCAGCCTTATATTTTCTATCACCGTTTATTGAATTAAACATTCCGAATCTTATCATTTTATTTCACCATCCTTTTAATAGCCTCTGGAAGTGTTGGAACCGACTTTCCTACGGTTACATAGATTGATTTACCGTCTTGCTGAAATACTTCGTCAGCTTGCATAACACGACTATTCATTAAAATCCCTAGTTCATCATCCTTTATTGTAATTAGATCACCAAGGAAGAAATCTTCATTATATTTTGTGTTCTCCTTGGTCACATCCAACTCACAATCAAAGCCGATAAACTCCGTATATTCAGCTATTTTTTCTTTACCTTTTGCTACGAGTAATGAGTTGTATTCTCCTGACGAAATAGGCATTTGTTCGCCTTCCACATCTCTTGTATCAGATATTTCCCTGGCATCAATAAATATTTCTCTTCTGCTTAATCCCTTGTAGGATGTGCCGATTGTTGCTGTTTTCCGAGATACTCCCTCGCCAGCTCCGCCAATTAGAGCAGTTGTTTTCCAGCTATTATCTGCATCTTCATACTTTCTTTTTAGCAAATTGCTTCGACTCTTTGACAAGATAATTCGAGGGTTTAAACTTTGATTAATCGTTCTGTTCGTCCCTTCGTAAAAATCATATTTGAGTGTTCGTCCATCAAATAAACAGCGCATGCCAAGTTCGTATGTTGTACATAAATTTTCACACACTTCGTATACTGGCTTATATGAAATCTGCTGTTGAATTGCTTGACCAATATTTCGCAATGGTGCTAATTGTACTTGAATAGTTTTACGTGCTGGATCAGTAGGACTAATCATTGTTTCAGTAATAATTTGTCTCATAATCTTTTCAGGAGTTGTATTGAAATCATATTGTTTCCATAAGATTCTACGGTCTGTCCATCGTGTTAAGGAGAAGCATTTAATAACTAACTGATCTACTCCACTACTATCATCAAATTGGCGATAGTAAATATACATGGCCTCGTTATCGTCTTGACGGAAAATGATATTGCCCTTTTTAAGTAGCTCAATGTTTTTAGGAGTTACATCAACGTGTAGTTCGGCCTCACTACCAGGACCATACTTTTTCCTCCACAGGAGATATGAGAAGTTTCCAATGAAACCTAATCGTTCAAAATTCTCATTACATACATAGAGCATGATTACACCCCCACGAATTGAGGTGTAAAGTAGATATTAACCTCTAAATTAGTTACAAACTCTGCTGCATCATAGCGAATTAAATTATCTCCGACATCAACGCTTAACTGAATATCTGAGTCATATGAAAGATAATTAAAATAATTAATCTTTAATCCATTGCGTTCCAAAATGACATACTCATTACCTCTTTGAGTATTAACCGTCACAATATCACCGCCTTGTAGCGTTGCATCAATCATTATGATATGACCTGTATCCACTACCTCAATCTGTGGACGGACAACAGATCCTAAAGCTTTAAATTGTATACGCAATGGTGAAGCTGTATCACTGTCATTGTCCACATTCACCACATTGTTAGGCTCACGGTAGCCCATTTCAATACCGTCTCCATCCGCATCAATTTCAAGTTCAAATTCAAAGGCTGCTACCCACATAGCAATTTCATATTTTTGTTCCTCTGTATACCACCAAGGGTTGGGACATAAAAATGAAATCATAAATTCAGGAATGATATGCTTACTCACAACAGGTGATTTTTCAACTCTACAATCTATATACCGAGTAACTTCACCATTCTCATATCTCAATGTAAAGTGATGTTTAGGATTAAAGAAGCGAATAATCTTTTGCCGATTGACTTCTTTATCCAAGCGAATACGGCCATTAATTACAATATTCCGTTCCCTAACACTAGAACCTTTTACATTGGTTCCATCTTCGTTGTAATTCTTTACATTATAGAATTCATTTTCTAAGGCCTCTAAGCCATCAGCAGTATCTAAATAAAAAGGGCTAGACACTGATATTTCAAATGTCTGCCCACGATGATTATCAAATATTAATTTCTCTCGTCTTTGGAAAGACTCTATCATGTTCTAACCCCCCTTTAAAATTGTAGTCCCATTTCCTTCAACGCGTTTTTAGTCATTCTTGCTGACTCATACGGATCTAGTGCTCTTGGACTTGTAAAAGTCATGTGGTAATGGTTTTCAATAGTTGAAGTAGAAGTTGTGGAGGACACAGGTGTTTGAGCAGTCGTTGCCTTACTTGCTACAGACTTCTCTGCACTACTTGCTAATGATCCGTATACATTGTTTAGTGCACGTTGCAAACGACCACTAGACTGTTCCATACCCTTGATTAACCCTTCGTTGATATTGACCCCAAATCCCATTGTTACCCTTGAAGGTGAATGGATTTCTAATGCAGCAGCAATGGTGTTAGCAATGTTATTAGCGATTTCCTGTGCCTTAGCATACAAAGCACTTGCAGTTGACGAAAGGCCTTCGAGAAGTCCATTTCCTGCATCTACGCCTATTTGCTTTAATGACGAAAGCTCCGATTTCGTACCTTGTGTTACAGTTTTAATTTTAGTTTGCCATTCTAAGTTGAGCTTTGTGAGTTGGTCATTTGCAGTTTTTCGCATTTCTTCAATTTTTACTTGAGTATCCATTTTCATACCTGATAATTCTGTTTCTGCTTGCTCTCGTGCAAGTTGCGATTTCTCTTGATACAATGCGCTGTATTGAGACAATTGCTCATCCGTCATACTATTAAGGGCTGTTAGCTCAGGTAAAGCTTTAACACCTAAAGCAGAAAGTTCCTCTAATAATTCCTTATTAATACCCCGACCTGAAAGCTTTTCGAACTCAGCTTGCCACTGTTTAAAACCATCAACCTGACCTTGCAAATTGGTCATTAGTTCAAGACCAGTTCGGTTCAACTCAACCTTAAATTCATCGAAAGTACCAGCATAGGACTTCAAAACCTGCTCTCTATTTTTTAAAGCGTCAGTGTATGCCTTTGTTGCTTCTTCTTCTTGTTTAATGAGGTTGTCACTAATAGTTTGGATTTGTGATTGATATTCAGAATTAATCGAGACAATTTGCTTGTTAATATCTTCAACAGCTTTTTGATATTCCTTTTGAACAGTAATACGCTCTCTTGTACCTTCTGCAAAGAGTTCAATTGATTGCTCCCAAATCGCTGCTTCCTCTACTAAAGACAATTCATCAAGCGATTTTTTATCAGCAATATAGTTTTTGATTACCTCAAGATACTCTTTTTCAGATTTCTCTACTAAAGCTCTATATTTTTTCTGGAAATCAATTTCTGATTTCATTTTATTATCTCTATACGAAGCTTCCAGTAAAGCAATATCTTGAAGTTCCTGTTGAGTTAACTTACGTTTCTTTTTAGCAGCATTGTTTTGGATTTTGTAGATTTTTTCTAACGTCTTATCATTTTTATCCTCATTCTTTTTATTAAATTCATCAATCAAATTTGAGTATTCTTCTTGATAAGACTTAGATACTGCTAAAATACCATTACCGATATTCTCCATGGCTGCATTAACCTTTGGTGCAGATTGATTTAAACCAATTACCATACCTTCGCCTGTCCACAAACCAATTTGTTTGAAAACCTTTGATGGCGAAGCTATACCTAGCAATTTTTTAGCCTTATTTACTACGCCATCCACAACACCAGTAATAGCTTCGATTGCATTTATGGACATAGTGGATATACCCTTTATAAGGCCGTTAATAATGTCCTTACCAATTGAAATAAATTGAGCTGGTAATGATTTTACTTTCTCAATCATTCCATCCTTTAATTCATTCATTTTGTTAACTACATTTGTCTTCATTGTAGATATTGTGTTAACAAAATTAGTACCAAGATTTTTAACAAAATTAATTACTGAAGTGACCATATTAGAAATAATGGACTTCGCTGAATTCCCTAAATTAGTAAAGAAAGAAACAGAACTAGTCCAAGTATTTTTAACTGAATTGATTGCGTTTGTAGCTAAATTTTTAAAGAAATTAATAACACCAGTTGAGAAACTAGAAACTGTGGATGACACTTTAGAACCCATTGAAGTAAAGAATCCAGCAATATCATCCCACATACCTTTTAGTAAATTCACACCTGTTTTAGCAAGGTTAGTGACAATTGTTTTGATACCACCGAAGAAGCTCAATGTCATCCAACCAACTACTAGATCAATGGCCCCTTTAAAGATTTGTTTAACGCCTTCCCACATCTTGCTGAAGTCACCTGTAAAGAATCCGCTGAATACTTTAATGGCACCCATAATTACATTTAGAGCGCCATCTATGACTTGTTTAATGGCATTCCACACTGTTTCAATTACAAACTTCACAGCAGGCATAACAAACTCAATAACGGCTTTAATGCCATTAAATACGTTTTCTACAGCTTGTAATATTTGAGTACCATTTTGGTCCCAAAACTGCTTTATTTGTGCTATTTTTTCTTGAATAAAAGAAGCCACTGTTTCAAATACAGTGACTGCTATATCCCTAATTGCTTGGAATACATTATTTACATTTTCCCTAAATGTCTCAGAATTTTGATAGGCAGCAACTAAAGCTGTACCTATTCCAGCAATAGCAGCGACTACCAATCCTATGGGCGATACAATAGCACCAATTACAGCTGCTAATGCGGGCCACGCGGTGACAAGTCCTCCTATAGCAGGCATGAGTGCAGCAAACGCTCCTGCTAAGATACCTACTACAGCTACAATCGCCACAATTGCTGCTGTTAATGCAGCATTATTACTTACCCATTCGGCTATTTTTGCTATAAAATTTGCTACTGCTGTTAACAAAGGAGCCAATGTAGTTTGTAAATCTGCAAAAGCTTGTTTCATTAAAACAGTTGGATCTTGATTCATTTTTTGAAAGGCAGCATTAACTTCTTCTTGATTTTGAGCAGTTTTATCCTGTGCTTCAGCTAGACCTTGAAAAACAGAAATCATATTTTGACCTTGGTCTTCCCATTTAGTTGCAAAAACAGCTGTAGCTAAGTCGTTTTTTGCAGTGCCTTCTTCCATTTCATCAAGGTAGGTTACAACCTCTGCCATAGCCTTTGAGCCCTCTTTACCACCTTTGGCAACAGCTTTTCCCCATGCTAAAAATTTTTCTTCTGAAAGACCAGCATTTTTCAATACAGGTTCAAGTGCTTTCGGAATTTCTGTGCCAAATGTAGCCATTTGCAGACGTGCTTCTTTAACGCCATCATTTAAGTTATCAATATTCCAAGTTTTTGTATCAATGCCTTTTTCAAAAATAGATTGTATTTCTGCAACACTAAACCCAGCTTCTTTCATCTGTGTTGTATATTCAGCAATAGTGTCTAATTGTTCGGGTGGGAAACCTGCTTTTAAAAGTGCATTTGTAAGTGCCAAAGCTTTTTCGTTTGAAATTTCAATTGCTGCACCTATTTCATTTACTTCTTGTACTAATTCAATAAAATCAATTCCTGCATAAGATTTTGCAACAACTCCTGCTCCTTTTGCAATGGCCGCATTTGTTTCATCTGATGCATCTTTATTTAATGCCCATTGACGGCGCACTCCTTCTAGCGCTTCTTCACCATCCACACCATATGCTTCAATGGTTTTAATAACATCACGGATTGATGCTTTACTTTCTTCAGGCACATCAAAAGTAATATCAATTTTAGTATTCAAACTCGAAACATCTAAAGCTTGTTGTACAACCCCTGCAATACCACCACCAGCTGCTAACCCTGCCGCAACACCAGATAATTCTTGACCAAATCCATTAACTGCTTCCTCGGCTTGGTTAGCTTCTTGCGTGATTCTCGCTAAGTCTTGTCGGACACCATTTAAATCAGCCCCTTCACTAGCGCGTCTTAAAGCCTGCCTCATTTCGTCAATGTCAGCGCCAGCACCTAAAGCGTGTTGACCCATTAAACGCAAAGCACGATTCATTTGGTCCGTTGTGGCCGAACCATCTCTAATTGCATTGGTTAAGCGCGTACCTAATAAATCGGCAAATTGGTTAACATCAGTGCCAGTGGCTTGGAAAAACGCTGATAATTCGCCAGTAGTACGCGCCAATCGGTCTTGTTCGTTAGCAGTACTAGCCATTTGTGCATTGTAGCTTTGTAATTGAGCTTCTGTAGTCGCTAGTTCTCGTTGGAATGCTCGGTATTGCTCTGCTCCAATATCTCCATTACGAAACTGGGCTTCAACTTGTGACTGTGCATTTTTTAAAACGTCCAGTTTTTCGCTAGTGTTTTGAATTTGTACGGCTAAAAGCTGCTGTTTTTGTGCGATCAGTTCAGTGTTGCCAGGGTCAAACTTTAAAGCTCGTTCAACTTCCCTTAATTCGCTAGTAACTTTACTGCTTTCTTTGTTAACGCCTTTTAAGGCATCTGTTAGCCCTGTTGTGTCACCGTTTAACTCAATAGTAATACCTTTAATTCGACTGTTTGCCATTACCTCACCTACCTTTTTTTGAACAAATAAAAAACACCTACCAAAAGGCAAGTGTTAAAACGAGTCAAAGTCTGCTTGTGATGCTTTACGGGTATTTTGTTTATCCTTGTTCGGATTTTTCATTTCTAGGTACTCGTCTATATAATCAAGTACCATACCGATTGTCATAGTTTCTAAATCATCGTGAGACAGTTTACATTCATGACATAATATAAGGTACGTCTCCGTAGATATTGGTTCTCCGTCTGACGTACCTCCTTTATCATTACTTAGTTTTTTTTTGATGAAATAGTTGCGGCTAG